TTCAAGCTGAATCCGTTTGGCCACACTTTCCCATTTGTTTTGAGGTATGCCCATGTTAATCATTAACTCCCTTCCCCTGTCATCAAGCTCAAACTTTTCTCCAGAGCCTAATGGTAATGAAGCAGTGCTTTCAGAAGTTAGCCCCTGTTGCTGTCTTACTTTTTGCATTGCCCTTTCCTCTCCTTCTCTCCTGTACTTTTCCGCAAGCTGTTCTACGGTTGTGGCAGGAGCCCCATTATTCGGAGGAAGGGTTGCTGACCGTGGCTGATTGCCTTGCTGCATTTGTGGCGGAGGGGTAGGTTGGGCGAGACCATTGGAAACGGCGTAATGTTTCGCAAGAAGATACCTAACTATTTCTGGATCACCTTGGGTCTGCATAACAACATCTTCCGGTACATTGTAATAAGTGGCTTCCACTTCTCTGAAGTCCTTGATCCCGCGAACCCGGGATTCCCTATTACGCTGATCGCGGTAGACCTGTTTAGCAGCTTCCATCATGATCGGGTAAAGAGTCTGGAATGGCTTATTATACATGTCATCCCGTATTCTCTGCTCGATGTCTTCCGTCGGAATAGCTTGTTGTGCCTGCGGTGACTCCACACGTTGAGGAGGCTGTTGCTCGCCGAAAAGATCAGTCCAGTTTTTAGGTTGGGGCGCAGTTGGTTCTGGATCAGGAGCCCGTTGACTCCGTAATTGTTCCAGTTCCGTCTCAAGCTCTTTCCTTTTGGTGATCTCTTGCTGGAACCTGTCATAGGGGATGGCATCTTCATGAGCAGGCTCCGGTGATAGTGCTTCTCCAACTGACGGGGCTGGAGCATTAACGTCTGGCGCAGTGGGCGAATCTGACGTAACGCCCTGATCCAAAGGTGACGGGCCTTGATCTATGTTAACGTCGTTTGGTGTTCCATTAGACATTTTGTAACTCCTTTTGTTCGCCACAGGTGGTTAATAAAAAACGCCTACCAGTAAAGAGAGAAGAAGGGGAATCCCTCTAATACTGATAGGCGTTGCCCGGAGAGTCGGTAGCGACCGGGGTTGACCGTTTATTTCTTAAAAATACTCTTGTTTGTTTTTTCGTTTCCGTTCGGTCTGGTTACTGAACTTATCCCGCCGTCCTTAAACCAGATTTGAATTCCTCCAGTAAACTTTGCTTTTATCAGAGACTTAAGTATGTTTTGTAACCATTCTAGCATGGAGTTCTCCATTGTCAAGCTACGCTTAAGTATTTTGTTCTTTTCTTTCACGCTCTCTTCGCTTAGCTACATTGATCAAAGATTCTGGAATGTCGATAGCTGCCTGAAGGCCCTGAGCGTATCCACGATGCCGCTCAAAATCACCGATGGTCTGACAGAGGTAGACCTTGGTTTTATCTTCCATCTTCTTTTTTGCAAACGCCATTTCAGATAAGGTGATTGCTATACGTTCTTCATAGAGCTTTTTAAGATAAGCACCGGGTACTGAGTTGAAAAACTCTTGAATGGCGAATCCTATCTGCGCTTCCCGTTCTCTTTTTTCTTCTTCTGACATTGCCATTTAAGCCGCTCCTTCTGAGAATCCACCTTGATCCCCTGATGGTAACTGGGGAATTATTTGCCCGTTGCCGCCGCCCTGCTGTTCACCACCCTGTTGTCCACCACCCTGCTGCATCTGCTGTAAGACTTGCTGCGCGATTGGCTGTAATTCGGGAGGCAGTGCTGAAATAGGAATGGAGTCAGGAGGCAACAGGAACCGCTCCGGGTCTTTGTAATTATAGAGCTGTGCGAATTCTGCGATCAGGGCGTCTGCATTCAAGCGCGGCCCAGCCATCTGTGCGATGGTTTGGATAAACTGCGGGAGGGTTTGCTGCTTTGAGTATTTTGAGCTTTCTGATTCGACGGTGGTAGCTGCAAACTGGACGTCCATGTCTTCAAGAAGGTCGTCCCCGGAGATACCTATCTGCTCACCGTTAACAACGAAGTCTTTATGCCCGAACACCTCGAATGTCTGGCGAAGAAGAGCGTAGACCCGCTGGGAGATAGGCCGAAGAGTGAGACGGTCAGCCATCTGAATGAAAAGCTGGAATCGGTCATTTGCTTCGTTCAAGAGGGATCGGACTTCCCCGAACGTTTCACGCTTTGTTTTCCCTACACCGAGGGTTGCAGATGTGACAGATGATGCTTTTTCTATTTCCCGGTCAAGCAGTTCGTGGATTTGTTTGTAGGCGATAAGATTGGTCTCAGGTGGGGTCTCCACATCGACGTCTTCAAAGTTGTCCATGTACCAGATTGCTCCGGCTGTCTGCGGGAGGTCGTCTCTGGAAAGGTCTGAACGGTTAAGGACTTTGGTGATTCCGTTGACCAATCGCTTGTGGTTATCCATATAGATGTTATGCAAATCAGTTTGCTCGTTGATGAGAGATTCGACAGACTGGATAGCCGACTTCCCATAGAATTCTCCCGGGTTGACTGAATAGATCGATGAGACGAATGGTTTCAGATAGACATCTTCATCTGCGTACTCATCGCGGACTTTAAAGGTAGACGGCTCACATCTGATAATTTCATCAATCGCTTCATCTTCCTTATTGGAAAGTGTCCCAGTCAGAATGTATTCTCCGTATTTCCCTGTCTCGTATTCAAACTCACCATGATACTCTACGATGTCAAAGATAGGAACAATTTTATCAGTAACGGATACGTCCTCAACTCCTTCCATTTTGTGTGACTCAGTTGATTTCTGGGCTTTTTGCTTTTCAAGCTTGTCCAAGTTCTGATAAATCGCCGTCCCTTCGGCATTGGTAAATCTTTTTAATTGATTAAGGTCACGTTTGAACTGATGCATGCAATACCGCATGTTCTGAACTTCCCCGGGCCTGTGAGCCAGAACGTCCGGGTAGAAGTTTTCGAGGGGGAGGAATTCAACATACGGCCAGAAATTACGCATCCCTATCTTACAGACGGAAGTCCCTTTGATCGGGGCTGACTTAAAGAGTTCGATTGCGGTGAGATAGAAGTTTACTTTCCGATCCATTACCCACATGTACCACTGCTGCTGTTTTTTCAAGGTATCTGGATCGACTTTGTGATGCCGCATGGTGATCCACTCGGAAACAGAGAAAATGGAATTTATGACCTTTGCGGAGATTGTTTCAGCGATATAATCAGCTTTTGGTAGAACGAGGTTTGACTCCCCGATGATCCGGCGATGGAGCTGTTTGTTCTGATACATCTTCTCCCATGTTTCCCATTTCTGCTTTTTAAGGTTTACTATTTTCTTACTGGCTTTTAAACGCTCGTTCATAACGTCTTTGGCCCGGTCGAACTTAACTTTAGACGTTTCCGTCCCTTTCGGTTGAGTCGTTTTGTTCTTAGCCATGGTTACTCCCCCTATTCATGCTATTGGCCGAATTAAGCGGGGACACAAAAATTTTATTTCGTGTCCTCTATTACAAGCGGCTCTTTCGGAATGAGCTTTAGAATTTTTCCTGCCTTAGTCCCCGGCACTTCCACGTTTTCAAAGATGTTGATAAATAGAGGGGTTCTCTCCCCCATGTAAGCTCCTTCTACATTGAATTCAAAATAGTCAACCGCATCCTCGTAAGGCATGTCTCTCTCAAGGACTTCAATGCATTTCTGTCGGCTATAGACTGCTCTGAAATCTTCTGTTACTCCTATAATAGCATCATCAAATCCGTCTGCAACCATTATTAAGCAATCAAACTCTTCTACCAGTTCTTTGATAGCGTCTATTGGTTTCACAATTACCTACCAGTGAAAGGGTTGGCCATATACCGAGCTTGGCTCGGTCGGCGGTGTTTTTTCTTTTCAAATACTTCTTCATCTCTGAGTGCGTAAATAGCCCAGTTAAGGGAATAGACAGAATCGTCATGGTATTTAGTGCCGGGTTTATGCCCGAACTTAGGTACTGCTCCATCCATTTCATGTTCAAATTCCCGCATTTCTTTTACAAGGATTGGAAGTTTACCTGATTTACGGTCTCCTTTATCGTATTCGTAGGGAAGTCCTTCTGGGATGGCTAGCTGTTCATTCTGGAGAATCTGGTGAAGGGTAGTAAAAGACTTTACTTGGACTTTATCTATGGGATGGACAAGCTCTGCTTCTATCCCTTGTGATGTCGCCCACTCGAAAAGGTCTGACGATTGGTAGACTTCAAGCGCTATTTTAACGAATCGGTATTTATAATGATCTTCTAGGATGATGTCTTTAATGAATTTTTCTGATGAATTGGAAATTTCCTGCTGATTGAGAATGACATAGTATTCTTCTCCCCGGGTTTTGCCCTTGGCGATGGTTGTCCAGAAGGTACGGTCGCCATGCTTTGAATACGGCAGAGCACGGTCGAGTCCCCCGCCGACTTGGAATTTAGTCCCTAGCTTATGTTCCCAGTCTTTGAGTTCACCGACCGATACAGGCGCTTCGTATTCTTCCCCGTTTACCACTGCCGTTCCTATTTTGGATGGGTCGAACAGCTTGCGGGTGGAGAACACCCAGTCGTTGTCATGGTAGAGAGCGTACTGGGCCGGGGTCAGTTGCGCTTTACGGGAATCCAGCCAGCGCTTCGTTACTAAAGGAGATGGATTAAACCCACGAAGGTACATGAAGTAGAGGGTAGGGTCTCCTTTTTGCTCATGGACTTGATAGAGATGGTATAGGATGTTAAGCTGTGAAGACACCTGAGAGGGTAGAATTATCTGTCCGTCTCTCGGGCCAGCCTGTGACGCGAGGATGTTATAGATACCTTCGTCATCCGGGGCAGCGTGTATTTCATCGACGACTGCTATGTCTATGCCGTATCCCCATGCCGCTGCTTTTGACGAAGAAAGGACGGTTACTATTGAGTTGGTTTTGGGATTTCTTATTTCTTTATCGAGGATGTTTTCGGGGCCGACGAGCTTGATGAGTTCCGGTGAGTATTTAATCATCGATTTAAACGTGTCGAACACAACCGATGATGCTTGGTCTTTAGAGTTTGATGCTACAACCCCCTGAACGTTGAAATGGGTTATGAACCGCCATGCTAGGATAAGCGATGCCATGAAGGTTTTGCCGTTCTGTTTGGGAATACAGATAGCGGCGGTCTGGTATTTAAACTTTCCCGACGGGAGTTTCTTGGTTATCTCTGCAATTACTTCTGATTGGTAAGCCCATTCTCCTTCAAGCCTTACTTTTATGACTTTCTGCTCGGCCGATGATGGGACGTAAATGACATCACGGACGAAAGATACGATGTCATTCTTGTACTGATCCCACTTTGCCTGCGATATAGTCATTAATGCCCCCAAAAATACTACGATTCATATACTCAATCCGCTCCCTCTCCATCTTTTTATCCAGCTCTAACATGCGTAAGTATGCAGGATTTAGATAAAAAGCTTCCCACCATTCATCTTGCGTCAAAATTTTGACATCGTGCTTTGGGTCGTGACCTTGGCTTTGATTTTTACTCCCTTTTATGTTATCGAGGCATATTGTCTGAAGTTGGTTGAGATTTCCACCTGCGTCTTTCTCCAAGTTCTTCCTGATGTTAGAAATGTAGTCCGGAATCCCTGCATACTCGATCGGCAGGTTATCCGTGTTCATAACAGAAGAAAGTGCAGCCGGGAGCTTGGCTTCTTTTAACTCAACTTGATAGTGCTTCAGTGCGTTGTCTAGGAATTTCGAGCTTCCAACTTTCATAAACTACTACCGACGTTTCCGTGGCTTGGCTTTAAGGTCATCACGCTCGAACTCTGACATGGGAGTCTTCGGCTTGAGCTTCTCGATCTCTTCATATTTCTTGGCGATTTTTTTTATCTTCGGAGCTTTAGATTTCAACTTTCCTATCTTCCTGTAAATCGTAGCCATAGCCATTCTCCTAATTAAATTTTGATTATCTTTCACTCTTCTTATCCTGCTGATCTTCGTCCAAAGAAGCAGAAACGTTAATGTTGACGACGTTTTCCTTTTTGAAGCCTTTCTTTTCTACTTCTTTTGCTTTCCCTGCCTTTGCTGCTCTTAATTTCTCTCTCATCCCGGGAACCTGTCGATAAGGTGGCATAGTAATCTCCTTCACGTTTAAGAGGTTTGCTTATTCGTAATCAAGGCCTTTATTTCTCTTCTTGATGTACTTTTTAAGACCCTTCGCTTCCTTCCCAAAAATCTGTTCGCGGTTCTTAGCCCTTAAAACCTTCTTTGTTAAGACAGATTCCCGCAAGGCGGAGGTTTGCGCCCGCGCCTGCTTCACGGTTTTAGTCCCACCTTTCTTATCGGTCTCATCATAATACTTGGAATACGTTGATTTCCCTCTCGAAGTCTTTTTTGGTGGCATAATACCCTCCTTTAGTTCTTACGACCTTCCGGTCTCCCGGTTTTGACGGGTCTGACATCGCCCATAACTGCTTTCAGATAGCCCTCGTCTTCCTCTTTTCGCGACTGTAGCACGGTAAGTTCATGGAATTGCTT